CCAACAGATTCTCCAAAATGGATTAATCAAGTTCATATGGAAGCATGGAAGTTAGGTATTAAAACATTGTATTATTTGAGAACTGATAGTGTAATTAAAGGAGATTTAGGAACTCGTACAGATGATAGTTGTTCGGCCTGTGATGGTTGAGCATATTTTAAATATTTATAATCAAAATATCTAATGTCTCCTGAATTTAAAGTTATAAAAATAGAAACAAATGCCCAAAATTTATATGGATGGGTAGCACTTTCAAATACTGATCAGCCTATTGGGCATATTTTTATGCAGGAAGAATTAGATAAGAAAATCAAATTTATGGATGCTTGGGTCAGTGAAGAGTTTAGACGCCAAGGTATTTTTGCTTCATTATGGGAAACTAGGTGGGAATTTGTAAAAGAAAATTTTAAAGGATACAAAGCATATGCTTGGTCTTTACCTACATCCCAACACCTTTTACGTAAAAAAGGATTTGAAGAGGGAGATACGTGTATTTATATGGAAAAAATAATAAAATAATTAAAAATAAAAATAATAAAACAAATAATCATGGGAAGAAAAAAGAAAGTAGTCAAAGAAGAAATAGTTGAAAAAATCAGCTTATTAAAAAAAGTTTATAACTCAGCAAAAGCTTGGGTTATAGGAAACGGTATAGAAGGAATATTAGGCTTGGTTGCAGGTTTAGTATTATGGACACTAGGCTATAAAATATCCGCGGGTTTCGCACTAGGTGTGTTTGCTACTCGTAATTGGGATATCTTAAAAACCTGGGTTAAAGGTTTATTAGGTAAATAATCGAAATAGTATTTTTATTTTTATGTGGAAGGGGTGCAATAGCATCCCTTCCCCTATATTTATAAGCAAATGTTTCCCCCCAATTGTTTCTTATGATAAATTTTATCAAATCAAATTTTATGGCCTTTAAGGATATATTTAAAGATGACAATGTCATTAATGAAAAAAATGTTGTGGGATTTTTATCTTTTGCTATTATGGCAATATTTGCTATAGCTGATATTATTACTGGATTTATTGGAAAAGAATTATTAATTCAGGATTTTATATATAATTCATTTGTAATTATTACTTTGGGATCATTTGGCATTGATGGAATAACTAAAATTTTTGTTAAAAAGGAAGAATGAAATGATATTAAAAATTGGTTCAAATGGGAAGGAAGTTAAAGAATTACAGGAATTTCTTGAGATTCAAGCAGACGGCATCTTTGGTAAAGGAACAGATGCTGCTGTTAGAAAATGGCAGCAAGACGAAGGTTTGGTTGTTGATGGTATTGTGGGCCCTGCCACTTGGAATTCTATGGGTCTTGCTAGCACTGATATCTCAGAGCAAGTTTTTGAAACAGAAAACGGTTTAATAATTAAAAAACACTACTTACCTAAAGGTGAGTATAAAGTTGGACCAACTAAAAAAGAATATATTTTCCTACACCACACCGCAGGGGGGAACAATCCTTTTTCAACAATTAACCGATGGGGTAGAGATGATAGAGGAGCAATAGCAACTGAATTTGTATTAGGTGGTCAATCTATAAAAGGAAATGATGATCAATATGATGGTGTAATGGTACAAGCATTCCCAGAAGGATCATATGGTTGGCATTTAGGACCGAACGGATCTCAGCATATGCATACACATTCAGTTGGAATAGAACTTAACAATTTTGGTTATATAGTAGATGGAAAAACTTATGTTGATACTGTAGCAGATGAATTACAAATTGTAACATTAAAAGAACCTTTTAGAGGATATAAAACCTGGCATAGATATTCAGATAAACAAATTGAAAATCTTAGATTATGGTTATTATGGATAGCTGAAAGGGATAATATAGATATTAGAGAAGGTCTCCCGTCTCTAATTAAAGAAAAGGGAGCAAAAGCTTTTGATTTTAATTCTGATGCTTATTATGGTAAAATAAAAGGAGTTTGGACTCATACAAATACTCGTAGAGATAAATTTGATATGTTTCCACAAGATGAGTTATTAGAAATGTTAACAAATTTATAAAAATGCAAACTAAACTATTAATTGTAGCAATGACGTCACTTTGTACATATCTTTGTACCTATTTTTTTAACCTATCAATGGAATATTCGGAGCAATATTTAGCTGTAATAGCTGTATTATGGTTAGATGGTGTATTTGGCATTTGGGCTGGTGTGAAAAGAGAAGGATTTAAAACATATAAAGCTTTAAAAATAACTAAAAATACTTTTGCTTGGCTAGCAATACTTACAGTTATTTTAATGATAGAAAAGGGATTTGTAGGAGCAGGTTGGCTATCTGAAGTAATTGTCATACCTTTCATGGTACTACAGTTAATAAGTGCCCTTAAAAATGCTTCTATGGCTGGTCTAATTAAAACAGAAGAATTAAATAAAATATTAGATCGTATAGATAAGCATAAGGGTTTTAGGAACTAAAACTTAAAATTATGCTTAAAAAAATACAAGAAAGAATATTTCCATTCTTAATAGCACTATCTGCATTATCCGTAAGCGCAAGTGCTGCATTTTATTCAATTAGTGGATTAAGTAAATTATTTGCAGGAGCTGCATTTGCAGTTATTGTAATGGCTTCATCTTTAGAGATAGCTAAATTAGTAATAGCATCTTTACTTTACCAATACCGTAAATCTTTACCAATATTTTTAAAATTATATCTATCAGTTGCCTGTATAGTATTAATTTTGATTACATCTATGGGTATTTATGGTTTCTTATCATCTGCTTATCAAGAAACTGCTTCTAAAGCAGGAACAATTGATGCTCAAGTTGCTTTAGTTGAAACTAAGAGAGATAACATCAGAGAACAACTCACTATCTATACTGAAGAAAAAAGCAGTATAAATACCGCAGTAGCTGATTTAAGAAATGGTTTATCAAATAATACAATTCAGTATAAAGATAGAGAAACAGGTGAAATCATAACTACTACATCATCCTCTACACGAAAAGCTTTAGAAAAACAACTAGATCAAGCTATTGAACGTCAAACTGAAATAAATGGTAAAGTAGATGGTTTAAATGAACAATTATTTAACTACGAAACTGAAATTGTTGAAATATCTACTAATAATGATTTAGCAGGTGAATTAGGACCACTTAAATATCTATCAGGATTAACTGGTGTTCCTATGGATAAAATTATCAATTATCTTTTATTAACTATCATATTTGTATTTGATCCTTTAGCTATTGCTCTTGTAATTGCCGCTAATTTTGCTTTTGAACAATTAGGAAATAAATATAAAAAAAATCTTTATGGTGAAACTGTTCCTCTTACCACTCCATTTAAAAGATATGAATACATGGATGAAGAAGAGGTAGATGTAGTTTTAGAAGACAAAGAGGAAATCAAAGAAGAAGTTAAAGTAGAAGAAACTCCCCCACCCCCAAAACTAAATTATGATGAAGAAAAAGATAAAATCAAAAATATGTCAGGAGTATCAGGGTGGAGAAAAAGTAAAATGCTAGCAGAAGTTGAAAAGAAAAAGAAAAATGATGACAACGATTTAAGAATAAATTATTGATCATTTGGCTTCTCCAAATATTGTTCGTATATTCACGGGGTAATAATGATTAATAAAAACACAAAAATAAAGGTTATGACAGAATTAGAAAGATATGAAGATAAGTTGGAGTATGATAAATTCCAAACATTAGTAAATACCAAAGAGTATGTTACTAAAGATGAATATGAGTTTATCATTAAATATGATGAAACTGAAAAAACTAATTTTAGCTATATCGGTGATTATAGCAAATATGGTGATTATTTAAATTTTAATGTTTATTGTGAGTATGAGCACCATGAAGCAATTACAAAACAAGAAATAGGATAATGAAAAAGGTTTTATATTTACACGGTTTAGAAAGTGACCAAGGTGGTCCAAAAGTAGATTATCTTTCATCAAAATATTTAGTTTGTGCTCCTAAATTAGACTATAAAGATCCTAATTGTTTCCAAAACATTCATAAATCATTATCTGAAAATAATTTTGATCTTATCATTGGTTCAAGCATGGGAGGATATTTAGGATTTATTATGGGAGAAATTTTCGAAATCCCAACAATATTGTTCAATCCAGCTCTACATAGTAGATCATTTGAACCAAATAATCATTTCAAACCTCAGTTAGGTAATACAGTTCACCATATTGTTTTAGGTAGTAAAGATGAATTTATTGATCCAAAAACTACTAAAAAAATGATAAAAGACATGACACTTAATTCTCCTCAAAATATTAAAACAGAAATTGTTGAGGGAATGGGACATAGAATTCCTTTGGATATATTTATAACCAAAACCCAACATGAGTTTTAATTTAACAAAGTATTTTAAAAAACAATATCTTCAAGAAGCCGAAGGATTCCCCAAAGATAAATGGGCTTACCTTACAGATAGTGAAAAAGAAGAATTTTCTGAAGAAATATTTAACCTTATATCTACAGCATATTCTTCAATAGGTGGAAATCCTAATTATACTACTCCTTCTAATGTAGCTGGGAGTGAAGGTGATGCTGAATATATGGTTATAGATTTAGATGATGATCCTGAATTTGATGCTGTAAAAATTTCAAAGAAAAAGGGAAAAAATTCTAAATCGGTAGCAACAGGACATGATGGTTCTAAACCTGCTAAATCAGCAGTAGTAAGAATTACAGCTATTATGCTTAAACAACCTGGAAATTATATTGAAGCTTCAGGCAAATTAAAAGATATACTATCTTCTAAAGGTGTACCTATCGTTACGGATAAAGAGACTATTGAAAAAGTAATGAAAGGAAAAACTATCGAAATGAATGATGATGGAACCTATCAACGTTATATTAGTGGAAAACAATATACTAAGACGTTAATGGGTAATCCTCTTCAATGAAATCTTATTTTAGAAAAATAAAAGACACACTGTTGTATTTTGACTTTGAACCACTTTTATTTATGTGGGTTGCAAGTGATATATTAAACAATCAGGTTCTTTGGACCACATTATCATATTGGAAAGAATTAGGACAACCTTACACATATTGGTTATATTTTGCGTATTTAATAGGAAGTGTAAGTATGTTAATTTTTTTACATAATAAAAAACTATTATCTATATTCATTACTTACTACTTAATCTTATATTTATTTTCGACAATAAGATACTTAGTAGATATTTTTGGGGGAAATGGTGAACCATTTTCTCTTATAGACATAAAAAATATTCTTATTACTTGTTGGTATGCATCAATGTGGATATGGATTTTATTTAAAATTAAAAAAGAATTATTACACAATTCATTATAATGAGTGAGAATACAGTAACAATAATTATTACTACAATTTCAGTTCTATTTGGAGCTGGGGGGTGGAAGTTTTATGAGTTTCTTATTCGTAATAAACGAGAGAAACAAAAAGAACAACAATCTGAACAAACCATTTATAGAGATGATTTAATAGCTCGAGTTGAAAGGTTGGAAAAAGATAAAAATGATAGAACAGATGAGCTAATGATAGTAAAAGCTGAAGCTGCTGCTCTTAAAGTAAAAGTTGAATTTTTAGAACGAGAATTAGACAGAATAAAGTCAAGGTAAGCCCAAGATAATTTGGCTTCCCCAATATCTTTTCGTATATTTACGTCATAATATAAAATAATAAGTTATGGAAATCGTAGACATACCCTGTA